TTGGGAATAAGAAGACGGATGTTAACTCTTTACCTTCTAAAATCCGTGTGGATTTATACGATGCGAGATTAGAAGAAGATGACATTCAAGAAAAAGCAGGCATTAGTGATGGAGATTTTGAAGACTAAATGATGATGAAAGGGGAGATTCGTCATGAATGTACTTAAACCATATGATCAAATATTCACGACGGATAAACCTTATGTTTTCTTAAAGTCAGGACGGTTAGCTGGGAAGACAGTAGCTGTATCGCAGTTCGTAGTGAAGAAGTTCTTCGAAGAAGATGGTGACATCGTCGTCTTCCGTAGTAATTACGCTGACATAAAGAAATCAATCATGCAAGAGATACTGAACGTAATCGTAGATATGGGATTATATGACGCTGTAGACACACGTCAAAAGCCTTTGATGATTATCAACATGCTGAATGACAACTATATGTACTTTGAGGGGATTGGCGGAGCAGACGTTCATAGGACGAAGGGGTTTAAACCACATAAGAACTTGACACTCGTCGTGGGTGAGGAGTTACAGCAAGTCCCACAGCACGCAAACCTCAAAGAGGCATTAGCGACGTTCGTACGATATTACAAAGATGACACAAAAACGGTATTTATGTTCAACCCACCCCGTATTGCATCGCATTGGGTGAATGAATTCTATCGCATTAAAGAGTATGATAGTGATTATCTATGCATACACACGAGTTATAAAGACATTGCACGCATGTTGAATAAACAAGCGTTAAGAGAAATAGAGATTGAGCGTAAGGTGAACCCAAGTAACTATAAACATCAGTTCTTAGGGTTGACAGAGGGGTTGTTTGGTGCAGTCTATGCAGACTTCTCCAGACGTAAACACCTGATTAACGAAGAAACCGCACGGCTTTTAATTAAAGATGTCGGCGTACACCAGTTGTTGGTAGGGGTTGACCCTGCTTCCACACGAGATTCAACCGCACTCATGCCGATTGTCCTCTTAAAGAACGGTCAAACAGTCGTACTTAACTACTTCTACCACGATCCATCGACGTTTGGACACGTAAATAACGAACGATTGACACCCATGATTATGAATTGGCTACAAAATGACGTTTTAGAGCGTTGGGGACTTAATCAACACGCTCGAATAGACATGGTATTCGATACAAACGCCGTTTCTAACGACTTACGTAGTCAGTTAATGTACAAACTACCTAGAAACTACTATTTACAAGCGTATACGCAGAAAAACATCATTGAAATGGCAGATTACATGCGAAATGCGTTAGGCAAGAACGCTATACTCATACTGGATGAAGGTGGATATTTTAATTACACCACCAATCAGTTCATGTATGGGAAAAACCCACTTGTAGAACAACTCGAACAAGTTGTGTGGGATGAGAATGGAACGCAGTTTGAACGGAAAATACCCAATGACTGCACCGATGCCTTGACATATGGCATTGCATTCTACTTCAAAAACCCTGGAAACCTCAACTTTCCACAAACGGGTTACTTCTACAAAGTACCTGAAATCGAAGAAGGTGAACTCATTATATGACAGATTACGATGGTTACAAGCGATTAGGTGGGCGTTCTGCTCTAATCCCTCAACTAACACATACATACGCTGGTAATACAGCGTTTTACGCAGCTGTACCTGCACAATACAAAGACTACTATATGCGTTTCGTTAAACAATACTTTCAATGGTATGATGGTTTTGTTCCTAACTTTCATAATCATCACCATGGTATTTTCTCTACAAGGCTAGCATATACTGTATTACATAAGCTTGCAGAGCAAACTACAGGTGCGAGAGTACTGTTTGAAGATGAAGGGAAAAATGGTGAAGCGTTACGCTTTATTGAAAAGTTCAGTGAAAAGAACTCACTCAGTAATAAAATAACACAAGCCACCGAGTGGGCATTTGCTGGGGGAGATTCATTACTCAAAGCAAATGTACGTAACGGCGACATCTTCGTAGACACTATACGAAAAGACAATTACTTTCTAAACACAGACTTCTCTGGTGAAATCACCGCAGTATCTATCTTGCTTTATACATACACCGATATGATTCAAGAGAACCAAACAGATCAACGTAGACTCTTCTATCTCTTAGAAGAACGTAAATACGAAGACGGTGTACCGAAAGAACGTTTAACGATTAAACAAGGTAGTGGGGATAGAATCACCTACAAGAACGTTGACTTCCAATCAGCAGATGTAGACTTCAAATCATTACCTAGACACATTAGACAAAGACTTACAACTGAGTTCCCTGGTGTAACCTTTGGTGAGTGGTCAGAGTTACCATTCAAATCACTTGGCGTATACATGATTAAAACCACAGATAAGATTTCATTCGCACCTGCATTACCATTTGGTGAATCTATTTTAAGCAATAACATTCATGTACTTATGTCGTATGACTTCTACTACTCCGCATTTATGACGGATGTATATATGGGTCGTGGTAAAGTACTTATGCCAAGACACATGCAAGGACCGATGCGTGACGAGTACGGTAGTGGTGACTCATTCCGTGGATTAGATGACTTCTTACTACAACGGATTGACTATGTGTCACCTGAAGAACAAAAACCATTACCATTACAGTTCGACCTTCGTGGCAAGGACTGGGCAGATGTTCGGACACACTTACTGCAAACGATGGCGACTAACATTGGTATCAGCGAGCGTAGCATCGCAACTTACCTCGTACCATCCAGTGAGAAACCTACTGCGTATGAAATCAGTTCTGATGAGAACGCTACGGCATCATTCGTAGATAACAAACGTCCATACATTGAGAAAGCCATTAACGGATTGATTAGTTGTGTATTAGACTTCTACAATTACGATGATGACTCAGTAGTATCTAAATTCTCACGTATTGGATTGACAAACTTCAACAACGTAGTAAACCAAGTGTCTATTCTTAAACAAAATGGTTTAGTTGATGAACGCACTGCACTTACAATGATATTCCCCGATAAAAACGAGCAACAATTAGATAGCATTCAACAGGCATTGTCGGAAGAACGAGCGGAAAAGTCCACTATGGCTCAAGAAAATCCGATTAAACCTGACGAAGTCGAGGCACACGAAGATATTGCGAGAAGTAATATGAACACTGTGCCTAACCCAGAAGATGACGGTTAAGGTTGTCGTCATTAAATAAAACCCTAGTGTGGGGGAGGTTTCTCTCCCTTTCCTCCCCTCGCACTTAAATCATTATCTTATTGAGTGTATGTACACGTTACATATTCTCACTAAGCTATATGATTTACGCCAGATACGACCGACGCCGTTAATGACGGGGTGTAATCGTATTGCCTATCGTAAAGGGTGTAGCAAAAATAGGAGGAGAAACATGGAAAAGGATTTAAGAGCAATTAACAAAGTCTATCGGAAGATCACCGATGATGATGTCAAAAAGAAATTAGAGGCACTCATTGAAGACCTTGAAACCGATGACGAGGGTACAGAAGAACCTGCTGAAAAAGTTGAAGAGAAAAAGGCAGAGCCTGAAGCTGAAACCCCACAAGAAGAACCCGAAGAGGTTCAAACCCAAGAAAAACAAGCCTTCGACATTGATGAAATCAAAGCCCAATTAGGCTTAGAAAAAGTTGAAGCGTTAGTAGTAGCTTATGATGAGAAAATCAATAAGTTAGAAGAAGAGATTAAAAAATCTCGGAACTCTGGGTATTCACCTGGACAAGCTCAACAAGAGCCTGACACGACTGTTGATGACATCTTTGCTCGATTAAAAACTAATCATTTAAAAAAATAATATAAAATAATAGGAGTGAATTAACAATGGCTTACTCAGGTACTGACATTACCGCACCTAAGGTAGACTTATACGCTGCCAAGCGAATCCTCGCAGGTCGGTTAATGCAAAATACAACCCAATCTCTCATCTTCCGTGATGGTTATGGGTTAACAGAAGAATTCTCAAACGATGTAATGGCGGCTCAACTCCGCATCTTACGTCATAGACGTCCTACTATCACCTCACGTAGTTTAGCAGGTGGTACGAACGACGCACACTTTAACACTAATGCACCCGCACAACCAAGTACTAAAGAATACGGATTAGACCTTGTCGAAGTATATGACAACGTCGTAGACGTACCTACTGTACTTGAAAACATGATTAACATTGGTGTACTTAACCGTGAAGCACAAGGTATTGAAGATCAATTAACTCGTTTAATGAATGCTTATACCTTCGCTGCACAAATTGCTGCCGCACTTAACTACGATGCAACCACTGTTGTAGCTGGTGGAGCTAGCGAACTTATCTCTTATGATGCATCTGCTGATAGTTTAACTAGCAAGTTCTTTGAAGCACATGGTAAACTTGATGAAGGTGCACCAGACGACGACATTGATGTATTCAAACAAGAAGGTCGTGTTGCAGTATTCTTACCTACTGCTAAACAAAAACTTCTCGTTGATGAAAAATCAGTGTTCGAAGTTGGTTCAAGCCGTGCCGTTCAATTACTTGAAATCGGTTCTGCTGGTGGTCTTGAAACCGCTCCTGAAACCAACGTAACTGGATACTTCGGTATGCTTAACAATACTCCACTTCACTTACTCTCTAAACCACTCTTTACACTTGTAGAAGGCTTCTTAGGTCTTACTGCAGGTTCATTAGATGGTATCTTGGGTATGGTAGTTGCACCTGAAGCAACTGGACGTGGTGTTGCATTCCAAAACAGCATTAAAACTATTGATGCACCTGCGGGACAAGGTATCAGATTACAACCTCTAACTCGTTGGGGTGTTGAAGTCTTTATTCCTCAAGGTATTCGTTTAATTGTTGATAGCGCATTTGCTAACCCAGCAATCGCCGATCCTTCAGGAACACCATCTGTATCAGCATTGGCTATTGCAGCTAACGCCGACAGATTCCCTACAGCATAATATAGCGTGATGTTTGAGTGTCTAACTTAGTTGTTAGGCACTCTATAGATTACACTATACGAGGAGGTATATAATGACATTACCGTACGAAGATGAGGCTATGCAGTATGATATGGGTTTACGTCAGTATGTGTTGAAACAAAACTACGTACTTAATAACCTATACCTAGATGAACACATTGAAACCGAATTACGTAGCAACAACCGATTTGAGCGTCTACTCTATGAAGTAAGTGACGACATCTATCGGTATATTTATCGTTATACACTTAAAAACCAAATCGAAATCAAACGGTATCTCCTCGCTAAAAAAGAAGATGTACGTGATTTACTGAAACGTGCTATGTTATACCAAGTGCGTTATTATATACGTAGCGGTGGTGGATTACTTAAAGATATGCCAGGTGTTGACTTAGAGCGTTCACGTGTGATTGACATTGATCACTTACGTGGTGAACGTAGTATTTCATCTCAAAGTATTGATATACTCAGTGAAGTACCTGAAGTATTATACGCTGGTGTACTGTATCATAGTATTGAAATACTTAACGACGGAACATACTAATGCTTAATACACGTCAAATACTAAATGCGGAAACACAACACGCTGAATTATATGCGTATGACGACGTTAATAAGAGTTATGGCGTATCAGTGAGATTTCAATATAAAACGTATGACGATACACAATATAGAGAATCACGTACACAGTTCCAACCTGGTAACCTTACAAGTAAGTTCTCTTTGAGCATTAAAACTTCTGCACCGTTAGACTTTAAGGTAAAAGATAAAGTCAAATTACTATACGATGGTCGCACATACGAAATCACAGGTGTGCAAGAATTGCAGAACATCAATACGCTAACAAGCATGATTATGCCTTCCGCTAAAGGACAACACGTTAAACTCTTACACCTTAACAAGGATGATGTCGATTGATAAGTAACCTAACGTCTACGGTGTTAAAACAAAAGATTAAAAGAGCCATGCGGATGGCGACACCTAAAGACACAGGTAACTTAGCGTATAACGCTTTAAGGGTGTATCGTACTAAAAACGGTTTTAAGACGGTATATTTAGGACGAATCGCTGGTTATGGTAGAATACTAAATGAAATGCAATACACTACAAGCACTACTGGAAACTACAAAAGAAAAAAAAGAAACAAACATTATGGATGGCACGAAAAAGCAGTTATAAACGGTATAAACGCAATAGGTAAACACTTCAAACCTCAAATGAAAGAAAAGATGTTTGACAACAAACAACAATCTACTTATGTACCTGGTGATTCAATGTCACGTGTTCCTGCTAACGAGGTTAAGAAAAAGTGGATGGCTAACACTGCACGTAAACAATTCGAACAAGCCAATAAAGACAGGGTGTAATCATGTTAAACTTCCAAGAAAAAATACGTGAGTTATTACAACTCGAACTAAACAGAAATACTCAAGGTTTAAACTTTGAGGTTTCTTTATATAACGTGAAAACCAATAGTCTTCTTGAAAACACTGAGCAAATAGACCAAACATACGCCACAGAACAAAAGAGGTTCATCCCTGTACTCATTGAAGACATAAGCGGTGACTACGTAGACTTAAAAGATATAAACGCTGTAGAGGCATCTATAAACCTTTCATTGTTAATTCCAACTGATAGCCAAGACTTTAATAACATTGTTGTTGGTGAAACCTATCAAAAAGTTGCGTTGGCAATGGATGAGTTAAGAGATAGATTACAAGCAACACCTTTAGCTTTGGGTAATGTAAAGTATGTGGTTGATGAAGATTGGGTTTTAGGATTTAACCTTTCACTATACGATCCAAACTTTTTTGAAGCCTATGTAACATTTACAGACGACAGTGAAGGAATTGTATTTACTGCTGTAAGTCAAAACAACGTAGAATACGTTTTGTCTAAAAACGATACAAGTTTAGTACTAACCCAAGATGGTGTTATAAAGTATACATATGTTTATGAACAAGACAAAGAAATAAGAATTGTTTGGGCTTTGGATAACGGTAGATTTAAATTATGGGTTGAAACCTTCTCATACATCTCACCAAAAGCATCTTTAGTTGATGCAAGCGTATTGTTTGACGAAGTAACATTTGGTCGATGCTTTATGGCGTTAAAAGAGGTTAACTCTGGCGACTTAACAAACGGAAACCTATTGTTTAATGTAAAAATCAGTGACTTTGAAACTTTATCTAACGATGTCAACGATAATTTATTTGTTGATATAACAGAAGCAAAAAATGCTTCTAAAAAAGGTAGTTTAGGTCGTATTGTGTTTGGCTTTTCTATTCCAAATCCTACGACTAACCAATTTACGTTTGGCAACGGCTTAAACTATCAACAGTTTGAACTTGCGTTAGATGCTTTCATCACAGATCAAGTATTTTTAGGTAATGAAGTCAAGTATTACTTAAGTAGATACAATTACTCTACCAACTTATATGAAAAAGAAGTAGAAATCTTCCCTTTCTTCCGAGATGAGTCGTTTGTAAGTGAAACCGATGCTTCACAAGTAGTAGGTGAACAAATAAGTAAATTTACCGCTATACAATCAGTCATTGGTAAAGAATACTCTATTTATCTAAAAGAAGAAAAGAAAATATTTGATTTAGTTAAAAAAATTGTTAGTGAAACACCCAATCCTAATCACGTTTATAAGTTTAGGGTTGAATATCCTTTATTCGAAAAAGAATATAACGTTATTATTACTCAAGGTGCGTTAGGCATTAGTAATAACACACCAATTAGTGTATCGTTTAAGTTGGACTTGGCAAGCAACGCAGTATTACCTACATCTTAATGAAAGGGGTGGTAGATTATGGCTAACCCTAATGATTTGGTCGCTAATTTAAATCTTAATATAACGGGTTCTGCTTCAGAAGCCCCTAAAGAAGATGATAGAAAGTTTAACAAGGGTAAGGCTAGAGGTAAGTTAAGCGAAAACATTCACAAGGTTAACTTTAAGTCCATAGCAAAACTAGGTCTTGGTATTAGACAGTTAAGAATGACTAACGAAGTAGTTGGCGCATATACAGGTGATAGAATTACTCAAAGAACCGTATCAACAGGCATTACTTTAGCACAGTATGGTGTTGGTATTGCGTATGCGGGTCCAGTTGGGTTGGCTTACGCCGCTGGTGACGTTGCGTTTAGAACAGCTAACTTTCAAATTAAACGTTCACGTGATAATAGAATGGCTAGAGCTATAAGAGATTTAAGCGGTAATGAATCACGAAACCATTCAAGAATGGGTGGTGATAAGTTATGATTAGAGTACTTTTAGACAATGTTGATATTAGTCAAAATGCAGAAATAGACTTATCGTTCGTTGAAAAGCTTGATATGGAGCTTGACGAAGCATTTATAAGTATTGCACACACTAAAAGAGCAGATCAATACCCAATGTTTTCGGTTATAGATGTATTTGAAGACAACACTTTGTTATTTAGTGGTCGTATATCTCAAGATAACGTAGAATTGTCATCATTTGCAGATGGAATATACAATCATAACGTTACATTGATTGAACATACCAAAGTTTTAGAAAAGTTTGTAATAACGGGTAAAAGTTTTACACAACCAACAGATTCTACGACTGTTCCGTTTTATACATTGTATGATGTAGTTAATATATTAAGAAAAACAGCAAGATTAGAGGTTGTAGGTAAAGAAGAAGAGTATGAACCGTTTAAAATACCTTCAGAACTACAAACCACACTTGAAAACGTTGTATCACCCGAATTTAACTTTAAAGACGTCACTTTACGTCAAGCATTAAACGAAGTATTCTTTTATCTTGGTGGCATTGCACGATTAAATAGAAATGGCGATTTAATCATTGATTTCTTCAATGAATTAAAGAACGAAATCGATTTTGCAAGCGAAAGATATAAGAAAAAACAATCATCACAAGATTACGCAACTAACATGACTAGCGATATGCTTAATTCTGTAAATACAGAACTTGGGTTTTCAAAATATAACTCAGAATGGTATCCTGGTAAGTCTTTATGGACTACACTCCGTTCAGACGTTGGACAATTTGACTTTGAACAAGCATACATACCTACAAGTAAACCAATATACAAAGTTGAAAATACTTATGTGTACTCAGACGTTACTATAAACTATTTTGAAAGTATTGCAGACCAAACAGGCGAAACAGTTTACTTGAATGACAAATACCCAGCCGATATTGCAAGCCATGTCGTAGAACGCTCCGAATATGAAACGTTAGAGCGTACTGATCCTGTAAACTACGGTGATAAGACTCGTAGAAACGTTCTTGTTTACGATTATGCACGTAAAAACATTAAAATAGGCGAAACATATGGTCTTTTCGATTTAAACTTAGTTGTTGACAACGCTATCGTGCATTCCATTATTACATCACTTGTAAATGATGGCGAACTGCCACCTGGCGGTGAAGCACAAATAAATAATGAACAACAAATTTCTTATTACATGGACGTAGAATATTACGTCATAAACTTCTTCCCATATGGTAATTTAGATGAAACTACACTGTTTAGAAGATGGAATAGCCTTTGGAGAGTTAAGTACACACCTATAGTACCCTCTGTACGCTACGAGGTTGCCCGTGACGACGTTTCCGAGGTTTTCTTTGATACTAAGTCGATTGCCAACCAAAAGCTTCGTATAATCGATTTAGAGCGTTTTACGAACAACATGAAGGGTCGGGTAAACCAAGTAAGTTCAAGCGAGCTTATATTATCCCACAAAGTGGCATCAATTAGTGATACATATAACGTTGGTGACTTTACAAGTGAACGATTTGTTATCACCAAAAAAGAAGTTATTGTGCAACGTGATCATTATATTGTAAACTATGAACTTAATAAGAACTTCAATAAAATGTCACAGTTTATGGGTATTGACCAAGAAATACGTCAATACGAGATTGGTGAAAGCGGTAGAACCATTGATAGGGATTTATCTTATAACGAGTATATAGAAGTCTATTCATCAAGTGCACTACCTCCAACAACTACAAACCAAACCGAAACCATTCAAGATACATCTATACTAACAGATACCTTTAAAGAAACATCGTTTACAGATAACAGTTGGCGATATGCTGTTATGACATCAGATGATTTAGTAGATGAATCATCAAACACTCAAAAAATAGTTTTACCTATTTACAAGTTATCTGGTGGTAATGCTTTTGGGTTTTATACAGACTTCATTGATAATGTATCTGCTGGTAACGAATTAAGCAATGATGATGATGAAAACTTATTTGACATAAGGCATTACAATTTACCCTTTAAATACACGAACGATGTCGGTCGTTTAAGTAACATGAAGTTTGACGTCTTTTCGGATGATAAAGTATTCGAGGGTGACTTTAACTCAGAAGTACTATTATCTAAAAAGTATCCGTTGTATGAAGGTACAGACGGTGGTACACCTACTGTATCTGGTGACTTCTACGTTGAAAAAGATAATCGTGAAAGAATTAAGTTAAGCCTTCTTTACCACTTATTGCCTAAAACGATTGGTGATGTGGTTATAGGTGACAAATTATTATCAAACAACTATTATATTTCAGATGAAGTAAACAACATTCAATTAAGACTCTGGAATAGTAAACAAAACTTTACTACACGTGATAAAAACAAAATTCTTAACGACCATGATGTTTTAATATCAACACCTTCATTGACTATTACAAGTGACATGATAACCATAGACGACAATATATCATCTTATCAGTCGTATGCAATCACTGATGAAAACGGTTATCCGTTTATTATGGTTAATAGCAACAACAAGTATATCAAGTTTGATTTCTTAAACAAAAGAAGTAGAGTTAAGTATAAATTCTTTAAAATAGAAATATTCGAAACACTAACAGACAATATAAACATTGAAGCTATTGCAGAGGGAGCGCCTAGACTTGATTTCTCTACAACACTTAGTGATAGCATAACATTTACTACGTTAGACCCCGTTTACGACGCATATGAGTTTCAATTTATTGACAACGTGGTTTTAGTAGACGGTATTAACTTTAGCGTAAGTGATGTTACGGATGCATTTGAGTTTAAGAATGTTCAACTTGTAACGGTTGATACAATAAACTTTAATATTCCAAACCCAGTAGTTAAACAATCTTTACCGCAGTTCATCGAAGTAACAGTATTTGATACAACTACATTTAACATTCCAACACCTGTTGTATCTCAAACCATACCCGATGTTATAGCACCAAGTATTAGTAACAACATTATCAATCAACAAAACGTAACATTAGATATACAAAACTCAAACGGATTTGATGTTAATGTATACTTCTCAGACGCTGATTCAACACCTGATAGTAATGATAGATTTATTTTAGTCCCAGCCAACACTACAGAGTCTGTTTTAATTACTACGTTAGATAACGGAAGTTTACTTCAACCAGATACAGAATATTTGTTTTACTTCAGAGCATGGACTCCAAGCTTTAATGATAATTCATCCGTAGTAGAGCATACGTTCACGACACAAGCAGAACCTACTTATGATATTACGTTTGATCCTAACGGTGGAACTTGGAGTGATGGTAGCACAACTAACAAAGTTGTTGCAGATAGAACTGAGGGAACGGTAATAAACTCTGCACCACTTGGTTTAACAAGGTATTTATTCTCACTAGACGGGTGGTCACCAAATTTACCATACACAGTAGGTACAAGTGACGCAACACTTACAGCACAGTGGAGTAAAGCATTCTATAAAGTGGAAGCAAGAATTAACCAGTCTTCATCACCAACAGTTCAGATGCAAGTTACATCCGATAGTTATGGTGAACAATTCCAAGGGATACTTACATCTCAATATTCTATTATTGCAGATGGTGTCCCTGTTAACGAAACCTTCGAGTTATTCCTAAACGCACCTTCTACATTCGATATTAGTGGTGTTACATATACGTTGTTAAACTTTATTGTTAATGGTGCATCATATAACGGAGTAACTGTAGGGGATAATAAACAACTTACATTATCTAATTTACAAGAAGATATTCAAGTCGTATTCAATTATAGCTCAGGCGGAGGCTTCGAGCCAATCTAATAAAGGAAAAGGTGATTTAAATGGCATTACAAGATGCAGGATTTCAATTAGTTCTTAACGCACTTAAGGACAATGGTACTGAGGTTAGATTATATGGTAGTGACGGTGGTGCAGATGTTTTCTCTGATCGTTTATCAATTACATGGAATAATCCAGGTGACCAAAGTGGAACATGGAGGTTAGTATCAAGTGCAACATCTCCAGTAACGTGGTCGATTGACCAAGCGTTTTTAGACACAATGGCGAATGGTTATTTCGGTGTTGTAGGTGTAGAATTATCAGACCCTACTAATTCAAACGCAGTATTACTTAAAAAAGCATTCTCTCAAACTTATACGTTTGACGTACCTGGTGAATTTACACTCGAACAACTCATCGTTGAGGCTTCTTAATGAAGTTTAAAACCACTGCTAAAGTTAAAGTAAAAAAAGATTATAATAAACCCAAAGGGAAGTAAAAACGTGAAAAGGAGGTAATGTTATATGCTATATAATGTTACTAAGGTCTATGTATTAAACAATGAAGTTTTATATGTAGACGAAGGTTCTATCTCAAGAGATAGTTCCAACTATAATCAAATAGACGTTATTACCAATGTTACAGGTTACAGTGTTGAAATTGCGTTTGAACTTCCTAACGGGGTATTTTCTAATCGTTTAGGTATGTTACAAAATGTAGGGACTACTGTAACTGTTCCGTCTGGTATTAACGCATTATCAGAATACGAAGGAGAAGAATGGTTAAGTTATACTGCACTCATCCCTACCGCAGTACTCAGTGCTATTACATCTACTACTTCACAGACTTTAGGTTTTTCATTAAGGTTTAGTAAAACATTAAACGAAGGTGAATCAAACGAGTATATACAAGCATATACGACTGAAAAAGCACAACTTTCAGTTCAAGGTACTGTAGGTGGAGAACCAGTTGCTTTAGACCCTGCTTGGTATCAAAACGAAATTGTATCTGATTTAAATAATTTGATTGCACTATACAATGCACTTAATGATGCAGTCACCGATAGTTCAACAGGTTTATCACAAAAAGCGAATAAAACGGGTGACATTATTACAGGTCAGTTTGACTTTTCTACGGTTGATTTAGACGAGTTGCAAACACCGCTCGCTGCGATTAAACTTGGTGGTAACAACGTTACTACAAGTGGTAAAATCAATGACTACACATTTGACAGTGGTCAGAGTGCTGAAGGCACGTTAGACGCAATTAAATACGCCAACCTATCTGATTTATTTAATTTAGGTACTGTAACACCTATTGGTTCAGAAAATATATTAGAGGCGTATACAAGAGCTTTAACAGATAAGTTCGCTGCAATACAAACCGTTGAAGATTTGGCAGAAACGCTGTTAAGACGTGATGGAACTGACGACATGACTGGGAACTTGGACATGGGTGGTAATAATATTACCAATGTGGGTTCTGTTGATAATGTTGATATATCAGGCTTAGAATCAAGCGTTACAACTCTCACAAATACTGTCAACCAATTACAAGGCGCTTATGTATTACGTGGTACTGTAACAGAAAACACAGAACAACTCAATATAGATACAACCCCATTGACTACACGTATTGATACTTTGTTATCAAGAACCCCAGAAACGGGAGATGTATTGCGTGATAGTCAAGGTGGTGAGTGGTACTATGATGGAACTAATTGGACGTTCGTCGGTCAAGCATATATTGATTTAGACGATTATTACACTAAAACCGCTTCTGATGGTAGATACTATACTCAAACTCAACTTGACGCAGGTCAGTTAAATAATCAATATTATACTGAAACAGAACTTGATGCAGGACAACTTGATAACAGATATTATACTGAAGTAGAAACAGATAACTTACTCGCAGATAAAGTAGATGTGGGTGTACTCGCCTCTTCTATTGTTGTTTACCCTACAGATGAACCAAGTGGTGTAAGTAATTATGTACGTGGTGTATCAAGTATTGATGACGCAGATTATGATACCACTGCAGTTGATGTTACAACACCAACGGTTAACGGAACTAAAGTACCTGTAGGTTCCGTAATTGCTGACGCTAACTTGTTTGTTGGTAATCCTGGTGTTATCAGTGTTCCTATTGTAGGTAATGTACGTTCTTCTGCGAATAATGTAGAAGCAGAGTTTTATTTTGAAATATATAAACGTGATGATCAAGGTGTTGAAACGCTTGTTGGTGAAGAGAGTACAAGAACAAGGTCAGTGAGTAATCAAACCTATGAAGAATTTAGTGCTACCTCATTACTTAATAACGGAGTATTTACGTCAACCGATAGGTTAGTATTCAAGTTCTTCGCTGACAAAAAAGGTAGTGTAGATGGTACATTCGACTTCCAATACGGTGGTGGTTCTCCTGTACGTATCTTACTTAACGTACCTGTCGATGTAACTTTACAAGCAGAGAGATTATCATACGACAATTCAGGAACTAATATTTCTGCTACCAATGTTCAAGCAGCACTCACCGAGTTAGACGGACAAGACACCACCATTCAACAAAACTTAGATACACATATTAACAATACCAATTCAGCTCACGCTGCGAGTGCTATATCATTCGATCCAACAGGTGTTCCACTTACTTTCGATAACGTACAACAAGTCATTGGAGAGTTGTTTGACGGACAAAAAATAGATAGTAAGTTTATTAACTTCCAATTTGATGATGTATTACAAGGGTATTATGATAGTGCAAGTACTGAATTATTCTATGAAGAAGATACATTTACTACTGAAATACCTGCCGCTGTAGGTAAGTTATATATTAACCTTACAGATAATACATTATATCGCTATGATGGTACGCAGTATGTTATTGTTATTGAGGCAGCTGATATTCAAAGTTTAGGTTCTATTCCTGATGTAGTTGTGTCTGGTGCTCAGAATGGAGAGTTCCTCAAGTTTGACGGAAGCAACTGGGTGAACGCAACAATTCCAACGATCAATACACTCAATGATATTGGAAATGTAGACACCACAGGTGCTACTGCGGGTAGTGTAATCAAGTTTGATGGTACGAACTGGATTGTAGGAACAGATGATGCAGGTACAACAATTAGCACGCTTGATGACGTAGGTGACGTAAGCACTGATACTGTTTCTGCAACACAATTCTTAAGACGCAGTTCAGACAACACACAGTGGGAGAATCATACACTTGTTAAAGCAGATGTTAATTTAGATAACGTAGAAAACTATCCTATTGCTACTATTCCTGGCGACGTTGATAATGATGTCACGAATAAATACATGACACCAGCTACAACGGCTTACTCAGTAAACTCCAATTACTCCGCAGGCGTCATCGAAACCAACGCAAGCACAAACACCAAGTTCTGGACGGGGACACAAGCACAATACGATGGACTTGCGTCTTACGATAACGACACATTATATATCATAACAGGGTGATAATATGAGTATAGTAAAAGGTAGACGCAATTACCTTGCATTTGACGGTGTAAATGATTATGTAGAAATACCACACTCAAACGATTTTAATATAACAGACAAATTGTCTTACGAGTTTTGGTTATATGCAGACAACAATCAAAATAATGCCAACCCATTCATCATTTCTAAAAATGCTGGGTCGGCAGAATATATAGAAGCACATATTCAAGCGGATAGTGGCGAAGATTACATGAGGTTTATACCAAATATAGAGCCCATCGATACCCCTGCTGGTTCTATTGATTATAACCAATGGGTTCATTGGGCGGTTACATATGATTTATCAGGACAAAATGTTGCTGTTTATAAAAATGGTTCACCAATTAGTTTTACAGGACCATCATCTTACCCTTCGCCTATGACTACAAATTCTTCTATAATTAAGTTGGGTAATAGAACTACAAACGATTTACCTTTAAAAGGGTTTATTCGAGATGTAAGAATATGGA